CGCGGTAGGCGGCATCGACCCGTAGCTTCTCTATCGAGCCTTTGGTGTACTCCAGCGACTCGATGCGCTGCGTATTTCGGTGCATCGCCTTTTCAGCAGAGGAAATCAGCGAGTGCAGATCCTTCGCTTTGTCATCATCGGCCAGCTCCAGCTCAGCCTGCCAGCGCCCGATATTTTCTGCCGCCTTCAGGTTCGCAGCGCGCAGCCAGAACAGCTCATCGTCGAGAGTGAGCAGCTTCGCATCTTCTGTGATTGCGTCAGACAGAAGCATCCTGCGGCCATAGCCACCGTGCTTCAGTGCATTCTGGTTGCCAGGCTGGAAAGCGTTAGTCGGCGGTGCAGTGCGGGATCCGCGTATCGGTTTCGCGTCTCGGGAATTTTTGGCGCTGCCTGTTTCACGGGCGGATTTTTTGACCTTCCCGGATTTGCTGGCCTCGCCCTTTCCCTTTTGCGAATTCGCATTTTTTTTCGCAGATTCTTTCTGCGATTTCGCACCATACGACGTTACTTTGATGTAGCGTTTCGCAGAGGCGTAATTCAGTCCCTGAGCCTGGCACCAGTCTTTGGGGGAAATACCTGTTTTGGCATGCTCGGCGAGGAACTGGTCTTGCAGTGCTCCCCAGTCCGGTTTTGCCATAATACTTACCTCACGTTGACATTATCGAAGCCCCTCAGTGAAGGGCTCCTGTAATGCCCTACTTAACAGTTTCGATGGTTGAGCCGTGAGAGTTCATCACGTAAACCTGGTCACCCGGATAGATGAACTGGTAACGGATGCCATCAAAGGCGCGCTTCTTTGCATGCTCAGGACTTTCGAAGTCTTCAATAAGGACAGCGATGGCATCATGGTCCAATACGCCATCGCGCTCACTGACAATCAACTCCTCTTCCTGAAGTGCGTGTTTGCACTCTGGGTCGGCATACACATCCGGGAGCCAGATAGCAAAGTCAGGGTTAGAGTGGTCATTTGTAAGCTTGAGGATGTCGTCAAATCTTTCTGAGTCAGGTCGAGCTACTGTGAATGTAGGCAACTCGCAGATATGGGTTACACCATTGATAATGGTTTTTACAGTGAACATTGTTACTTCCTTCTTCGTCTTCTGGTTACAACAAAAATCCCCGCTATTGCGAGGCTCGTTTCTTCTCTGCTTCCCGGATGTCGGCCTTGTCGCGATTGCACTGCCCCAGGGCAGAAAGCAGGCTGACATTCAGGTCCAGGCTTTGGCCCCATGACATGGGGTCCGGCATTGCCGGTTGCGGCGTCTCAGCTGTCAGGTTTACCGGGAGCGGCACCACCGGCACCTTGATGTAAACCGTCCGCGTATTGTTGCAGCCGCTTAACTGCGCTATCAGGAACAGGACGGTGAGCACAGTCATCGCTCGCAACAGCAACCTTGATATCTGCCGAGGCTCCCGATGCGTCCAGTGCGATCTGCTCTTTTGCATGCTGATTGGCCTCAGAGATGGTGTTGAAGATGGTCATGGTGGTCAGGACGTTAGAGGTCACTGACTCAGCGGCGTTAATCTGCTGCTCTGCGGTTTCCGCTCGCGCCTGCTGCTTGCTGGCGGCGTTGTGGTAGTGCATTGCCAGCCAGCCAAGGCAGACAATCAGGCAAGCCACAACCGCGGTGATGATGGCGGTAAGGCGGCTCATTTCTGGCCCCACATGCAGACTTCGCGCTCAATCTCCCGGCGGGTTACCAGACCTTTCCACTGTTTGCCGCCAGCATAAGTCCAGCGCATCAGCTCATCGCATGCGCCCTTCTGGTCGCCCTGGTTGATTTTGCGCAGCAGAGTGGAGGTCTGGAAGTTTCCGGCGCCTACGTTATAAGCGAACGAGTACAGAGCCCCACGCATCGTTTCGGGGATCGGCTTCTGGATGTACGGGTCAATCTGGCGGGCGACGGTGGTCAGGTCTTTATTGAGCAGCGCACGGCACTCTGATTCGGTGTACGTCTTCCCGATTTTTACGTCGCTTCCGGTGTGACCGTAGCAGACAGTCCAGACGCCGATCACATCCTGGTAGGGTTTGTATCTCACACCCTCAAGGCCATCGTTACCGGTTGGCCCGGTGATTAGCGCAGCGGCGACGGCAATCGCACTCCCGGCACCGAGAACGCTGTTTCGCAGTGCTGGGGACATTATTCACCTCGCGCGGCCTTACGCCGATCTTCTTTAATTTTGAAGTACAGGTTCGTCAGGAAGGTCAGGAGGCCAAACATCAAGCTACCCATGACGCCAATCGCAGCCCACTGTTCCGGCGTGTATCCATCAAGAAGCCTCTTGAACCAGAACAACGCGCTACCTCCTGATGCGCCATAGGAGATACCAGTCGTTAGTTTGTCCATTCGATACATACTCTCACCTCGCTGTATGCGGGTGCTGTTCGTGTAGTGGGGAAGGCCGTCAGACACGATAGCTACGGGGCATCTGGAATTGATTGTCTGCGGCCGAAATAAAAAAGCCCGCGACAGGCGGGCAATATGGGGGTAAGGCAATGTCGGCTCGTTGGCCGAATGGTCCCAGGCAGTGGGTTCTGGTGCCGGGCAAAGGAATCGAACCTCTGACGCGCAGCTTATTTCCAGGTTTCGCCATTTAAGGCTGAAAGCACTGTTTGATGTGTTACACCAAACATTCTCCCTAGCCCTCTGGCTCCATAAACCTTATGACGTGGAATGTAGTTTTCTCTGATGAACTGGACGCTGTCCATTGTTAGCTTACTCATACCATTCAGCTCACCAGCTACTAAGTAGCTAAGGTCAAATTTGGTTTTCTGAATGTGGCATGCAGAACATAGTAGTTGGCACTTTTCAACCTCAGCATAAAACACCGAATCTGCGTGATAGTGCATCTCGCTTACATTTGCTGATTTGGTGGAAGGATCTATGTGGTCAAACTGAAGCGAATCTTTGGATCCGCAACTCGCGCAACGACCACCCAACTTTTCCATGGCCTTAGCAAGCCTAGCCCTTCGATTAAGATAGTAATCTTTGCTCGGCATTTTCCACCTCTGCCACTGAACTAGACCGGCGAATTTGGAGCATCTGGCGGGGATCGAACCCGCATCTTCTGGTTGGAAGCCAGACGTAATTCCCAAACTACGACAGATGCAGAATTGGCGGGACAGGAAGGATTCGAACCTTCGACCATTCGGTTAACAGCCGAACGCACAACCGCTGTGCTTCTGACCCTGAAACGAAAAAGCCCCGCACGATGGCGAGGCTTCGAATTCATTCATGTTACACACAACACTGGCAACATATACGAATTATTTTGCTCATTTGTTCATTAAATTGCAAGCACGTTGTGTGATTTATTTGCAATTTTCATCACATTTTCGCGATCGTTAAACGCATTTTGCAGCGGCTGGTATAAACAGAACAGTGAAGCATTGATGATTTGCTTCACCTCTCTGCGGATTGTCGAGATGCTTGGGTGTTTATACTGATTGCCGCCACGAGTCTTCATCAGGCGAGGCTTACTTACTGCATGCTGCCATGATGCAATTCGGATCTCGCTGGAGTTGCAGACGTAGTAGGCGAAGATAACCCGCCAGGCATTTTCATCCACATTCTTCAGGTAGTGGCGAATGACAGCATCAATGAGCATCCCGTCATCATCACTACATACCGGCCGTGATGCTTGCTGGGGCTCGACGGTAGCCATGAATCTGGCAATCATGTTGATCATCGCTTTATCAATCTTGCCGGTCTGGCACCATGCGCCCCACAACTGGAGCCACTGGTCTACCCATTGATGCTGGTCGTTGGTTAATTCCAGTTTCATTATGCGGCTTCCTTCTGTGGCTGGTTGGTTTTGGTCTGGCTGTGCTTTGCTACTGGTGGCATGCTGGCGCGCTTAACGCTTTCTGCCTGGTATCGCAGGAAGTCGGCGTGGTTCATGCGGCCTCCTGTCGGCGGGCCCGGCGTTTTTCCAGCGCGCGGGCTTTACGGGTGAAAATGGATTTGATGCGCTGCAGGTATGGGATGTCGAACCGGCGGACGTAATTGTCGTTGTTTATCGCCTCAACTTTTTCGGCACCGATGCGCTCAATAAGGCCCTGTTCAAATGCCTTTTGCGCGCCGTCCCGA